GGAGCGTTAATTGGCGATGTAGACACCTTTAAAAATTACTCATATTATTTTGTAATATTTGGTGCGTTAATGGTTTTTTTTGGCTATTTTAGATTAAAAAAAGTAATGGAGTTAAAAAATGAAAGTCATTAAACTAGACGATTTTAAGGCAACAACCGATGAAACACTAAGGTTAATTTATGAGGTTAAAGCTTATATCGACAGAACTAAAATTCAATTAAATACAGATATCGACATTGAATATTTTTGTAAAAACTTTAACGCTGTAATTGGTTCTATTGCTTTTAAACAAATAGATCACAAATAGCTTGTTATAATAGAGGATAACAATAAATTATGTTTGTCTGTGGGTCTTTGTACTGGGCACGATATAACTTTTCTAGTAAGCATAAGATTAAGCAATAAGGAATATATAAATTACAAGGCTGGGCAAGATGAAAGTTAAACACACAAAGATTTTAAACGATGTAACTGTAAAAATATAGGTTGAGTTTGATAGAATAGATGTAAACGGAAATTACGAACCTTTTAATTGTAGGTTTGCATCTCAATTGATACAATCACAAAATCAAAGATTGATAATGGCTACTAATACAAGCGGGTATAGGGGTATTTCTTATCAAAAAGAAAGGAATAAATGGATGGCGTCAATAAGTGTAAAAACTAAAAGGATAGCTCTTGGAAGATTTAAGACTGCTATTGAAGCCGCTAAAGCATATGATAATTATGTTATTTCAAACAAATTAGAACATCCTATAAACTTTAGTTAATCATCGAATACTATAACTGGTCTAAAACTACACTTGCAGTTTACGGCTTGTGCAGGCAAGCCCTTTTCCCCCGTGCGCTCATCAATAATAGGTAAATCATCAAAGCTAAATATTTGTCCGTCATAACTTTGATGTAACGGTCGAGGGTGTAATCCTCCATGAGAATGTATCCATTCAAACTGTTTAATACCGTTAGACTGCATGCGTATAGCGTTAATATTATTATAAGCTTTACGGGTCTGGTCTAATGCAATATTCTTAGCTCTTCTATGTGTAACGCCACCAATGTTCTCAATCTGAGGAATTAAATCTTTAAGCCCTTGCCCAGTTGTAATTGACCGGTTAACAGCGCCCTCAACGTCTTTCAAATATTCTTCGCTAATTGAAGTAATAAGATTTACGTTTTCATTGATCGAAGCTTTAATGGTCTCGTTAAGTGAAGACGTACTAAAGTCCGTATTAATACCCATGCCCCCCGTTAAGTCCTTATAACTATCTGTTAAGCTTGACTTACTTTGGTTATCAATTTGATAAATGGTTTGCGTTGACACTTTAACCGCAAAATCTTTAAAAATTTTATCAAAGCGCTTATTAAGATCATTGAATAATATTTTGGTTTGGCTTGCGATGCTTGCGTCCATAGCAAAATGGTTTTGCGCGTAATCTGTTTTGTATAGTGCTTTTACTTCGCGCATCGTGACCGCTTGCATGTGTTCGATTACTTTGGTTAGGCGTTGCTTATAACGCTCACCTATTGCAAAATTATGATTGAGTGGCTTGCCTTTCAGGATTGTCTTCTTTCTCTGTGCTACCCATTTTGCTCGGGTTGGTGTTAATGTCACTTTCTTCTTCATAATCATCCTCTGTTTCTAATCCGTTGAACCCGCTTTTTTCATCGGTAATAAGTTTCTCGTGTACCATGCTTGCATCTACTACACCCATATTGATATAATTTAAATCAGTTTGAGACTTTTTAAGGTTGATATCTGCTTGCTCATTTTCTGTCAATGCATCGAGTGCGTTCCATGTAATGTCAACTTCAAATTTTTTATTTAAATCGGAGCGAATACAAATTGCATAGTGACGTTCGAGCAAAGGTTCTAAATCGTGTGTTTGGATACTCTCTAGCTCTTCGTGATAACTTGCCTCTTCGTATTCTCCCGTACTATTAAAGCCTTTTGGAGTAGTTCCTAAAAGTTTTGTGACCGGTACGTTAGCCGCACTTGCCACTAATTGGTACTGTGTCATAGTGACATTGTCAAAATCTCCCAGCGCTGTGTCGAACTGTTGCATATCTTCATCGATTCCGACTACTTTAACACCAAAGTTATCGCGATATTCAATCCATTTAAGCAATGTTTGTTCAAAAGCTTGCTGATTAGACGTTACTTTATCCATGTCAACTTTTAACATAGTGGTACGCTTGCTCATTGCTAGCGCTGGAGCTTCATTTGCTGTGCGCTCTGCATTGTATACACGTTCGCAAATCTTTTGCGGAACAGACAAGCCACCGTATAAGTAAGTCGGCTTTAAAATGTCTGGGACTTCATCACCTCTAAAAATAATTAAGTGTGACTTGTGAATTCTTTGTCCTGCTACAATCCAATACGTAGGCTCATAAAAGCTAATTGCCGACGGGTCGCCTGCTGATTCTGTGTCTAGTTCAGGCGCGCACCAATACGGGTCAATCTGTGAAATGCCTTTATAGCTGTTTGGTTTAATGCCGTCAATGTTAAAAGGGTTTTCATAATACTTAGGGTCAGTACTTTCGACTTTGAACATGGCTATGCGAATACCGAACACGCGACCCATCTTTACAAACTCAGTCATGTTCTTAGTGAGTTTGTATTTCTTTTCAAGTTTTCGAAGTTGCGCGACTAATTCAATATCAACCTCATTTCCATCGTTAACGGTAACTTCCCAACCTTTGCGGACTGCTTCGCGCGCTGGAACATTACACGCTTTTTGGATAAGCCAATGCTGAGATAACATGGCGCATGTTTGATAACCTATGAACGATTGAGAACCGTACCACATTAAAAGGTTATCTGGCAATGTGCCTCTGTCAATTTGCTTAAGCGATAATGAGCTATCTATGCTATCCATTGCAACGGTTGGCGACAAATGCTGGCTTGCTTTTCGTTGGAAGTTATTTTTATAAACTCTATTAATGGCTTCTTTATTATTAACTTCAAAGTTTTGATTTAAAAACCCGCTTCTTGCCTTAACTGGCACTATTTCATCTTTCTTTTTCCAAAAATCAAACATGGGTAACTCCTTGATATAATCATAGCAAAAAATAAAAGATTAGAAAAATGAGTTACGCCTTGTAACTATTCCTTTTTCAATAGCATCAAACAATGGGTCAAGTGTGTCGTCGTGCTTGCCAAATGGAAACGCAGAAGCCTCGGCAATTAAATCTCCGACTTGATCTATGTCTTCATTAAGATAAACACGACCAGCTTCAATATTTGGGCTGTTATCATCGCATCTTAAAACCTTATCGATATTACGTTGCACTGCTTCAATTTTCATTTTTTCTAATTTAAAATCTTGTAATAAACTGCTCCCACTGGACTTATCCTCAATATACATTTTGCGAAGTGAGGCTATTTCATTATTATTATGTTTGTTATAGAATAGTTTTAGCCTTTTGCGAAGCTCTGGGGCTTCAAATTTGCCTCTTAACATATCAATTAAGTAAATGTCCTTATCAACGCTTACTGCCCAGCATTGTGCCACGCTGTAATCGTTTTGCTCTTTAGTCTTTTGTGCTGTATCTACCGTGATAAATAAATGAGATATTTTAGGTAATACTTTCCACCACTTAAACCAATCAATCTTAATTCTATTACCACCTTTAATAATTGGTTCTTGCTGGAACTGTGAATAATAATAAGAGGTATTTGATTCTTTCATTTTTGCAAGATTATCAAGGGGGTAGAAGTCCTCCCAAAACGAGACGTTATTAATTTCGTCTACAGCTTTGATCTTTAGTATTTCCCATTCTTTTAAATCTTTAAATGCGTTTTGTTCTATACACCCGACAAGATCGTCCGTGTGCAAACGTTGCATAATGATAATGATAGGAACGTCAGGGTTATTGATACGGTTTGATAGCGTAGTTTCGTACCATTCCCGAACTTTACCGAGCTTTAAAAGACTGTTCGCATCGTCAGGCTTTAGCGGGTCATCAATTACAATACAACCGCCCCACTCATCTTTGGTCTTAAGTCCTGCGCCATGCCCAGTGATCTGTCCAAAACTTGATACAGCGTACACCCCTCCATTTTCTGACGTCTTCCATAACTTTTTACTTTGCGTGTCTTTTTTGGTTTCAATATTAAACATCGCTTTGTGTTCTAGAGAGTTAAACATATCTCGGATTTGTTGAGAACTGTTTGCCACTAATACGTCAGAATAAGACGTCATAATATATTTAGCTTTGGGGTGTTTTGTTAAAGTCCATTCAATAAAAGTGTTTACAATTTCAGTTTTACCGCTACGAGGGGGCATATTAACAATAAGCTTTTTTATTTCACCCAGATAAACACGGATAAGAACTTGACATACTTCGATATGGCTGTCGGTAAGAATAAATTTAGAGTTATATTTTGTTTTAAACGACCATCTAAGGTAACGTGTAAAATCTTGTAATAGTATTTCTTTGAGTATCTCAATATTCATTATTAAAATCTAGTAGTGTTTCTTTTATTAAATCTTTAGTAATGTTATTCACTTGTGTGTTTGTTTGTGTATTAACATTTATTTGTTGGTTTGCGTGACGTGGAGCAAGTTCTAGGGTGATAGCAAGCTTATCGTTAGCCTCGGCAAGTTCTTTGATTGTCTTAGCTTCTAAGGCGTACAGTTCTTCTTCTTCGCCAGTTTCTGCGTTGATCTGTTTAGTTATAAAAGAATTCACTACTTTTGGAATATGGCTTGCCAATAGCTCAGCGTTTGAGTTTATTAGCGACCTATGTTTGATTACGTCTGTTGCAATGTCATCGAGAATATTTATTGCTGTTGAATTTAGTGTTGACTTTTTTACAGCTATAATTTCTTTAGCTTCTATATAGTCGGCATTTGCTCCATTTTTCCACTGTTGATTTTTAGACATTTTTGATATAGCTGATTTTCCTATACCGCATTTGTTTTCAATTTGGCTTAATGAGTACTGCCCACTTTCAAAAAGTATCTTTGCACGTTCCCATTGCTCTGGACTATATGCCATTATCTTCTTTTCCACAAACAAGATTTTTTAATTCTTGTTTTAACTCTTTTGGTAGCTCGGCTTTATGCTTTTCTAGTAATTGAATTAAATTTTTTATAATTTCAGTATCTTTTACCGATACTGAAACCTCAATTTTTTCTTTTTTCTTTTGTTCGAACCAACCACCCTTTTTTAGTTCTGAAGTAACAAAGTTTGCAAATCTCATTATATCCCCAATCTAAAACAAAGTAATATTTTTGGCATGAAGCACAATTTTAACGACCATAATGATAAACTCGATTACTACAAAATCCATAATGCTTAATCTTTTATATGTAAGCCATTTCATTACATTCCCATTCTTTCGGCTTCGTGCCATTGTTCTAAAATAATTTTTGCTTTACTACTATCCCCATTCCCTATAAGTTCTGCTTTGGCTTGATATTTCCATCTGCACCAATAACCATGTGCGTTGTATTCTTCTAAAAGTATACCATATGGCATTAAATCTAAAGCTTCATCTTCTGTATTAGCATTGTTAAAGGGCTATTCTGAAAAGGAATAAAAACAGAACTATGTATCTTACTCATAATCGCCACAATACACAAATGTTATGTCTAATTCTTGTATTACTTCATTTGTTGTTGCAATAAACCATTTTGGTGGCGTTGCTTCATGGTCTACTTTAATATTTTTTATATTATTTAATTTGTCTAAAGTTTTATTGTTTAGATACTTTTGCAAATCTTCAACTATTTTAATTTCATTCATTTTATTTACTCCGCAACTTAAAAAATTTATATTTTAACCAAAGTATAAAACTTTTTATTGGATGTTCTTTTTTTGATAAATTCCACAGCCTAATACACTATAGTTCATACTCATACATTTTTTTGAACTGTTTTAAATTATTTGTTTCATCGCCTAATATTTCATTTATTGGCTTGCAATGTTCAATAAATAAATCGTATGAGTTTTCACTCATTTTTTTACCCCATCCGCAGTTTTAATACTAGGCGCATTATACACTTTTCCCATTTCTTTACCGCACTTACAATACTCGTGTCGTGAAGCATCCTTTATAGTTAACTCTTGCCAAAAATCTTTTTGCTTCTTTTGGTTGGTAATAATTTTTCCTAGATTTAATTATATTGCTGCCAATTTTTTTTATTCTGTTTTTAAATACCAATCCATCTTCATAAATAGCTATAAGGCTATACCCTTCTTTAATTTTAATTTTTGAATGTTTGTTTTTTACTATTTTATTTTTTCGGTCAATAACAAAAAGTTGTGTTTCTTCTTTAGGAATGTTGAAATACATTTGTTTTCCTATGGGATATGCGTAATAATTCACTTAAACAACCTATTTAAAAAACCACCACTAATCTTACCGCCAACACGCCAACCGATACGTTTAGCTATGCGACCATTTTTAACCGCTTTTACATCGTTAAAGTATTTTAGGAATTTATATATAAAACTAATCATTTTTTATCCTTACCCAGCGTTAAAAGAAGCCAAGATTAGTCCAACTTCTACATTATTACAAGTTCCTATAAGCTCTACTGTTACATATTCAGGAGAACACCATGAATAGTTACAATCACCATAATATGGTTTCATATTTTTTGCTTCTTCTGCGTTATTGGCATAGCATACAAAACTATCATAAGTATCCCAATTATCGTTATGTGTTTGACTACATTTATAAATGTTCATTTTAGAGTACTCTTGCGCATCTTCCCACTTTTGACCGTCAAACATTTTCAACTTTTCATCTACTTCTTTTTCTTGTTTTAAACACATTTCTTTCCATGCTATTAAATCTTCATCTGACATTATTTTAAATTCTTTTTTCATTCTTCCATCTCCTCATTAGCTTGAAATATCCATACACCTTTTTGAATAGCCATGCTATCTCCACAACTCCAAAAATTATCTCTCATCATATCTAAATTAAAAGTAGTTTCATTAATCCATTCTGTTAAATCATTTGTTTTTATGATTTTTTCTAAAATAGGCGTCCAATGTCTAACCTTTACAGCAAGCAAATCTTTATAAATGTTACACGTTGGAGTTTGATCTTTTGCAAAAATAGTTATGGCGTGAGCGGCTATTCTGTCATCATCGTTGAAGTGTTCCATCACTACGTAGAAACGACTTAATAAATCCATTAGTTTAAGCCCTCTATTGTTAAAGGGCTATTCTGAAAAGGAATAAAAACAGAACGGCATATCATAACCATAATTTAACCTTTTGTAAAATCATCTTTTTAATAACTTATATTTTTTTAAAGCTTTTAAAAATACTTGAAATTTGTATTCGTGCATTTTTTTTTCTTCTTCCCATTGTTTAAAAGTATTTTGCATATATTCTATGCCCCACCATTGGTTTTTTTC